GACGAGTCGGATGAAAGGATAAAGACAGCCTTCGAGGCAGATCGGTTCCAAGGTGCGTACAGCTATAACCACGGGAAAAACAGTTACCTAGTCACCTCCATAGGTGGCCACATCTATAAGATCAACACGGAGACGGGGATGGTGCAGGACATCACCCCAACCAACGGTGTTAACAGCCTTGGGGAGACTATCTACGATCCGAACGCATCGGACATCGAGGTGTCCTACTTCCAGCAGGCCGAGCATTATCTCATCATACAAAACGGTGAGTCAGCCGCTATCATCTTTGACGGCGCAACCTCCCGCAGAGCCAACCCGTCCGGCGACGAGGTTCCCACCGGCAAAGTGATGGCCTACGGGAATGGTCGGTTGTGGGTAGCGCGTGGGCGTGAGTTTGTTGCTGGCGACATCGTTGGTGGCCCGACCGACGTTATTAAATTTACAGAGAACACCTACATCGCAGAGGGCGGCGCGTTCGCTGTCCCGCTGGATACCGGCGACATCACGGCAATGCGGTTTATGAACCAGCCAGACTCAAGCCTCGGACAAGGCGAGCTGCTGGTTCACACGTCTCGCGCTGTGTTTGCTGTCAACGTGCCGACCAGCCGCGACAGCTGGAAGAATCTGGAGTATCCCACAGTCCGTATCGTGGCAATCAACTACGGCTCCGTCAGCGACCGCAGCTGCGCTTTGGTCAACGGTGATATGTTCTACCGTGCGCCAGACGGAATACGCAGCTACATCTCCAGCCGCCGCGAGTGGCAGGAGTACGGGCAGATTCCCGTGAGTCGCGAGATCGGGCCGGTACTGCGCGATGAGAAGGATCACGAGATAGCGCAGCGCACCAGCGTTGTTCTTTTCGATAACCGCCTGCTCACAACGGTCACGCCGCAGAACACATCGCAAGGGGTGTATTTTCGGGGCATTGCCCCACTTGACTTTGACACCGTTGGAGGAACGGGCGATAAGATGCCGCCAGCTTGGGAGGGTCTTTGGACAGGGTTGAACTTCTTGCAAATACTTACCGCCGAGATCAAGGCGGAGGAACGGTGTTTCGTATTCCACTTGAATAGCAGCTGCAACATCCAGCTGTGGGAGCTGACAAAAGACGGGATAAAGGACGCGGACAGTAGCCGCATCGGTTGCTATATCGAAACACCCAGCTACAGCTTTGAAAACCCGCTCGAGATGAAGCAGCTTGAGTACGGGGAGATGTGGGTCGATGACCTTCGTGGCGAGGTGGACTTCACTATTCGCTACAAGCCAAACCAGTACCCAGCTTGGGTGGATTGGAACAGCTGGACAGAGTGCGCGAAAGCGGAGACGTGCAACCCTGTCGCTGGTTCGTGCCTCACACTAAAGAATTACAAGCCACAGTACCGATCAAGAATGCGGCTACCACAACCAGCTGACGATTGTGAGGCTACTAACGGTGTGCCAATGCGAAACGGTTACGAGTTCTCCTCACGCATCGAGTGGGTTGGCCACGCACGAATAAAGACTTTCAGACTGCACGCCTACCCAATCGTGGAAGAGCCGTATGGTGACTGTGGTACGGTGGGCGATTGCGTATAATTTATGAACATTACTTACACAGAACTAATAATCAGCTGCGCCAGTGCGAGCGCGAACACGCGGTACACTTACAGCATCACGGGCAGCTGCAACGACACACAGAAAGAACTTTAGGATATGGCATCTAACCAGCAAGTAATTCTCCAAGCGGGTTCAGTCCCGACCGAGACGTGCTTTGAAAGCATACAGCAGCTTTACAACACGTTCATAAACAACACCACCGCCTACGTCGCGGGTGGTTACAGCTTGTTTAACTACGGCGACTCAACGCCCGCCGTGGACGATCAAGACCGCCCGTGGATAAGGACAATAGGGGGGAAGCCAGATCGGCTATATTCTTTTGTAGACGGCGAATGGGTTTCAAAGCACTCCATTCCGGCGGGCGGTAATGTGAGACAGATGTGGGTCGGGTCAGAGGTTGCGCTGGAAACATACGACGGCGGCGAGAGCGGCACAGCAAAGGATATGGCGGGGCCGTTCTGGACAGTAGACACAGATATGTCTGCGAGGTTCCCGGTTGGTGTTGGCGATTTTGCTGCTGCGGTAACAGATACGGGCGGCGAAAAGGACACAACGCTGGAAGAAAAGAATTTACCGCCACACACCCACGATCTTAAATACACCGAAAGCCCCCTTAAAAACACAGGGGGCGCACAAAACGCCGGAGAAGGCCATTTCATATCTGGGTCAAAGACAGTCAACGGAATGATTGCAGCTGGCTCCAGCCAAACGTCAGAATCATTCACCAACCTCCCGCCCTACTACGGCGTCTACTTTATTAAGCGCACATCTAGGATTTATTACACCGTCTAATGAAGGTTAATCTCGGCACAGCAAAGACACGCATTGCAAAGCATCTCAATCTTTGCGCCACCGACGCCCGTACTACCGAGTACATCAACGAGGCGCAACGGCGTCTTGTCGAGAGCGGAAAGTGGAAGGGAACATACGGACGGTTCAACATCTGCGCGACCAGCGGGTGCATCGCGTGGCCCCGCCAGATCGAGACTATCGAGACGGTAGCTGTATCAGAGAATGTTGGTGTAGTTCGCAACGGCTGGTTTGAGTTTGTCGAAAGCGGCTACGGCCTGCTGGACAATAAGGACAATGTTGGATACCAGCTGCTTGATAGGGGTGAGTCGCCCACGCATAAAGATATGAGCGGGGCTGGTAAGCCGGTAAGAATTTACGCATTCCTCGAAGCTGACGCTGGTAAGAAAATCACCGTTCAAGGCTATGACAGCAACGACAATTGGGTGAGGACGCTAAAAAGCGGAAGCGGAGCTGGGGCCACATACCAAGACGGGGAGATAGTGACGCTCGTAAACGGTTACGCTGACACAAGCACCAGCTTCAAAAGCATCACAGGCGTGCTGAAAGACACGACCGAAGGGAATGTCCAGATGTACGAGCTGACCGCCGCTACCCCCACACTTGTTGACATTGCCACTTACGAGCCAGACGAAACTTTGCCCAGCTACCGCCGATCTCTGATCCCCAGCCTCGGCGGGGCGGCTGGTTGTGAGGACGGAGAAGACAAGAAAGTCGCCGTTACAGTCATAGCCAAGCTGCGTTTTATCAACGCCGTCAACGACACGGACGTGCTGATGGTTAGCGATCTGTACGCCATAAAGAATATGGCTGTCGCAATCAAGCTGGAGGAGAACAGAGACTTTGGAGCAGCCACCGAGTACCGCAATTTGGCAATTGAATCATTACAGAATCAACTCGCCAACCATATGGGTGACGGGGTTGTTCCAGTTTTACAAATGACCAACTTAAACACCCACGGCGGTGGGGGAATTGAAAGCGTAATATAACAATATGATAGGAATCGGAGCAGCAATGGGGGTTATTGGCGGGCTAATGAAAAAAGGCGCGAAAGTTCCCAAGTACAAAAAAGTAGACCAAGCGAAGGAGCAAGAGGCATCAATCTCCAGTAACTTGGCGAGCTTTGACAAATCAAAGCAGCTGGCTGCACAGACCAGCGCAGCTGACCAAGACATACTGATGGCCAATCTGGAGAAAGCTATGCCCGGTTATGGCAAGCTGATTGGCGGAGCTGGTAGTGCGATTGGCAGTATGATCCGTGGCGAACTGCCGATGGCAGACCAAGGGATGATAATGCGCCGAGCTGCCGAAGGGGGTATGGCTGGTGGTATGGGTGGTAGTCAAGCTGGACGCAACCTCGTGGCACGCGACCTCGGGTTGAGCCAGATGCAGATGACGCAAAGCGGGTTGGGTGCGCTCAATCCTTTCCTGTCCACCGTGCGTAGCACAGCTGTCGCGAACCCGATGAGCGTTGGCGCGTCGTATGTCAACCCAGCTCAATGGACACAGAACGCTATAGGCGAGAACCGCTACGCGCATAAGAACGCAATCGCGATGGCCAAGGCCAAAGCTGCGAACAGCTTCGGCAATAAGCTGGGCGGGGCTTTACAGGGTGTTGGAGGTATGATGGCTGGCGGTATGTTTGGAGGCGGTGGCGGCGGCGGAGGCATTGGCGGAATGATCGGCAGTATGTTTGGAGGAACTGGATCGCCAGCTACGGTAGCTGGGCCAGCTAATCAAACAATGCACAGATTCTCGGGGGGCGGCGGGGCAGCCTACGGCACAAGACCTTCGACACTACCACCCGGCTGGTAAAAAGAATTTATAGTTATGGGACAAATGGACGAATTTTACAAAGGAGCAGAGCTGGGACTGCGCGTCTCGGATCAACGAGTGCGGCACACCAACCTCGCCGAGCGTGCAGCGCAGACAAACCGCCAGCTGGACATTAGTGAGAGGCAAGCTGACGCGAATATGTCTCGGCTGAACCTTCTGAACAAACAGCTGGACTATGACTACACCCAGCAAAAAACCGATGACAACGAGACCACGTTCCAACTGGATGCGCTAAAGACATATAAAGAGCAGCTTGCTGACGCTGCTAATAATGAGGGTTTCACCAAGCTACCGCAACCACCCGCAGGGCTGCACGGCAAGCACCAGCAAGACGCCTTCACCGCACACCAAGGGTATTTGAGTTCGCGCCAAAACGACCGCGACTATCTGCGCCACGTTGCAGATGTGGAGGACAAGAACGATCTGATAGACAACTACGGCCTTGCTGCTGATTGGCAGGCTAGGGAACCGTTAGCACGGGATATGAGTTTAGAGAGCGCACAAAAAAATAGGGCGCTAACAACAGCCTCAAAGATTGCTTACGAGATGGGCGTTCGGGAAGTCGATATTCAAGACGTTAAACTGGAACACTTTTTCAACCCAGACACAGGTAAGCTAGATGAAGATAGGTTTCGCGCTGCGATCCAACCACGCTCAACACTTGTGATGACCAGCACAACAACGCATCCATCTGGAGGAGCGTCGAAGACCTATACCACAAAGGACGCTATTAACAGAAAGGCGCAATCCTACACCGCCAAGACGGCGCTTGAGAGGGGTGTCAAAATAAAAGACGAAGCCAGAAAGAGGCGGCAAAAACTCACGGATGACGGAGAAGTAGACCCGAACAATATCAACGCAATCATACAGCGAGAGTTCCCTCCCGACGGGGTTAAAAAAGACATAGACGGAAGCGTAATTGCGTTGCTGTACATCGGAGATAAGAAGGAGGACGCGAACGGTAACGTCGTTGTATATGTTGGCGGTGATGCCTCAAAGAAAACCAGCTGGTTGAAAGTTCAATAATGCCAAAAAATCCTTGGGAAGACGGGTGGGAGAGTAGTGGAAGCACTAGCGCAGCTGTAAACCCGTGGGAGGACGGCTGGGAAAGCCGACCTACTGCGGGAGTTGCCACGGAACGACCCCAACCCCCACCAGTTGAGCCAGAGAGCGAAGCTGGCTTTGGTGAAAATTTAGGCAAAGGTTTTGTAAGCGGCATCTACAACATCGGCACGTTTATGTACGGCGCTGGTGAGGCATACCACAGGCCGATAGTTGGCGATATGTCGCTGTCAGATTTATCCCCGTTGCAGCTGGGGATGAAACTGTTCGCCCCAGAAACAGCCAAGTCGATGCGGGACGGCGCAGCGGACATCTTGGCTGGGATGGCAGACCAGTCAGCGAAGATGGGAGCAGCTGTTCTGGAAACTGGCGAATATGCCAAAGGGCTTGAGGGGGATAACACCTTATCACAATTTTCCCAAGGGTTATTTGGTTTTGATGTTCCCCTAGTAGGAGATGTAAATGTTAACGTCGGCGACCTAAAATTTGACCGTGGTGCTGACCCAGAAAGCTGGGGTGTGGCTTTCGGCTCTGGTGCAGCCAGCTTGCTTCCGATCATCGCCACCGGCCCGCTTGGGGTTGGCGCAGCTATCCCAACAGTTGGCCTTCAGTCGTTTGGAGCAACCTATCATCGGGCAAGAAGCGCCTACGAGGAACAAGGGCTGTCCGCCGAGGAGGCTGCGCAGTCGGCAATGATTCCGGCTTTAGGTCAGGCATCAGTTGATATGCTGCTGACAAAGGCTGGAGGGATGCTGGCCAAAAAAACAGGGGCCACCGACATCGAGGCGCTTCGCACGGCGGTTCGTTCGGCCGGATTTCGTGATGGCGTCAAGACTCTCTCTGGCAAACTCGGCCTAAAGCTCAAAGCGGCCACGAAAGGTGCGCTTATCGAGGGAACGATTGAGGAGGCTCCGGCCAACTTTATCGGCGAATACTTTATCGCAAGAAACTCTTTCGACCCAACCGTGACTCTTGAACAAGCTGGTCAGGAAGCGTGGAAGTCTTGGGTTGTCGGGGCTGGCTTGGGCGGTGGCTTGGGTATGGCTCAAAAGCTGGACACGCACGATGACGTGACAGCCGCCGCACGCGAAGCTGCACGTCGAGAGACGATACGATCTGTCGCTCCAGCCACAGCTGCGAGGCTTGACGCGAGAAACGCAGCATCACTTGTGCTGCCGGAAGGGGAAGAGGTCGGCTCTCTGGAACCTTTGGCTATTCCTCTGCCAGCGGAAGGCGAGACAAAGCCCGTGTTCCCAGAGAGCGGACGAGAGAAAGTTGTTCAAGATGCACAGGAAAAAGGAACGCTCCCCCTCTGGTGGGATCGCTACGAGGATTCCGTTGGGCCAGACGATTCAACGGTTCCGTCCGGCTTGCGGCACGCCGACCAAGCAACGGTGGATCGCTTTATTGAGGAGCAGGAAGCGTACAATGAGTTGTCGCAATTTGAAGTTGAGAAGCATCCAGAATTTGAAGAGTGGGCTGTTCTTCGCAAAGGCGAGGTGGTTGGCGCTTTTGAGTCTGAAGAACAGGCCCGCGATGCGGCTCGGGAGATGGCCCTTAAAGCTGTGTCGAAGAAAACGCAAGCGCGGATAAAGCGATACAAAGAATTTACCAAAAAGCTGTCAGAGTTGGGCAAGCTGGACGATCTGTACCAAAGCCAGCTGGACTTGGCTAAACAGCGCACAGCTGAAGCCGAGCTGGCCACAACGCCGGAAGTTATTAGCGACGAAGACAAGCAATTTATTGCGGAGAAGCTGGGTATCACGGTTGAAGACTTGAAGTACAGCGGTCTGAATATCACACAGGAGATGGTAAACGAACTGCGCTATGCACCAGAGGGTGCTGGCATTCGCGAGTTCCTCAACAAAGCTGAACAGATACGTCGGCAATCCGCAAAGACGCCTTTCTCGGAGCTGGGCGAAAGCCGTAAGATTCAAGACGAGGCGGAAGCTAGAGCGGCGGAGATAAAGGTAGAGCGAGATCGAGCACAGTTGGAAGCCGAGCTGATCTCTGCGAAGTTGCAAGCAGATGTCATCACATCCGACACCGAGATGCGTCTCGGTCTGGAGAGGGAGGCGGACACGGAAAGAACTGCCGCAGAGGACGAGGCCGGTGTTCCTCCCGCCCTTCGCGGTAGAGACACCCGCGCCCCAAGAAACTCGCAACAGCTGGGGCAACTGGCCGAGGAACAGCTGGAAGGAACAAGCCTAACCCCCACAGACCGCACCGTCCTTAACCGTCTGCTGGAGCGCAAAGCCAACCTTGTGGCCGACAGCTACGGCATCAAAGACCCGCAGCAGCAGGATAATTTTGTCCAATCAGTTGTGCAGATTGACAATCAGATTGCCGATCTGCTTGGAACAGAGCGAGCCACTCCTGCCACACAGGCTGATCTCGCTTCGATGCAAAGCACGTTCGAGGATGTTGCTGTCGAACCAGCGCCGACCGAACCAGAGCCGGAGCCAGTCACAACGATGAAGATTGGCGACACCGAGATTAAGGTTGTCAATCGCTCGAGCGGTATCAGCGGTGTGGCAAGCGCAGCGCGTCCTTCCATAACCGCACAGCAGATGGAGCCTGCGCTGCTGAAACAAGTTGAAGCTGCTCTTGTAAAGATTTCAAAACGGTTTGGCACACTTCTCAACCTGTCAGAAATCCAGCTGACCAAGTTGGCTGGAGGGGCCGGTGTGGCAAGTATCGCACGTTCTGGTGTGACGGACGCGATCCTCGTTGACATCGAGAAGCTGATGTCCAGCACGAGCAACAAGAAGTTCTCGCTAGAGAAGGCGCTCGAGGAGGAGCTGATCCACAATCTGGATGGTCAGGCGTTACGCGCAGAATACGCCCGCCTTATCACCAGCGGACAGTTGAGTCCGACAGTTGACGTGCGCTCGTTTATCGAGAGCAAATACAACGACATCTACAACAATATGACAGCTGACGAGAAGGCAGCTGCACGAGTTCTGTACGGAAACGATTTCATTGATGGCGTCCATATGGCGCAGGAGTTTGTTCGCCAGCTAATCCAGAAGCGCCACACGAAGACGATCACCGAGGAGTCTTACCGAGGAAAACCAATACGCAAACTGCTGGACATCTTCAGCCGTATGTTCAGCCGTATAGGTCTGTCTGGCCCGCTGCAAGCGCACGTTGCGAATGTTGAATCTTTCCTAGAACGAACCTACCGGCTTGAGTCGAAGGAGACTACCACCGCCGAAACAAAGCAGCGCCTCAAAGACGAGAAAGCTGCCCGCAAGCAGTCGGTCGGGAAGAAGGCGAAAGATCAAGAGACGGCCTACTCCCGCATTGTTGAGGCGGTTGCCAAGTTTTCGCACACGGAAAGCGGCAAATGGCTTGCCACGGAACGAGGGCAAGACTACGGGGCTAGGGTTGTTGACGAAACATACGATGCTTGGTTGAAGCGATACAACTCGGATGACGATTTTAGGAACGCGGACGTTCCTCCCTCCGCCTACTTCTGGACGGTGGCCACCCGTAAAGCCATAAATCTCGCACAGTCCGAGTTCGGCACAGAGAAGCGCGGCAAAGATATTGCCTTCACGTCGGCAGACACGCTGAAAGACGAGGGCGTCGAACCCGCCACATTCACTCCAGCTGGTGAAAGTATGTATAGCACCATCGTCTCTTACAATGACGAGATCGGCCTCACGGTGCAAGAGAGGGTGGCCGTGCAGTCGTTCCTCTTGAACACCGACAATAGAACATTTGCTGGGCAGCTGAACGTGTCTGAAGGCAGAGCCTCGCAGATTAAAAGCAGTATGGTAGCAAAACTGCGAAAAGCAGCCGACACCAACCCAGAGCTATTAGCTCTGCTAGTTGAGTCCGCCCAGAACCCACAGAATTTTATAGCGGCCGTCAAGATTGCTTCAGCTGCCGACCCGAACATTCGGCCGGATCGAGTCGCCGGACTGGTCGAGGCACAGAGAAAATACCAAGCAAGCAAGCAAACACGCGCCGACTGGAACGAGCTGAACGCAGCGATAGACGAGTTTAAGGCTATCGCAAAAGATTACCCGCAGCCGACAATGGAGACGCTGCTGTCGAGGGGTCAGATTTTAAGTGCGCTGAAAGCTGATGGCGCAAAAAGGGCGCAAGCCTATTTCGACAGGCAGGACAGCGGGCAAACAATCGTCGGCGAGGTGATTGATGTGAGGATTGATATACCCGCCTACAACAAGACTGGAGAATACGTTGTCACTTTCCACGGGACGGCTGACGGCAAAACAGCCGTTGTCGGACACGATTCGTTTGTTCACCTAACCGGCTTTGGGGAACTGGGCAAAGTCGAATTTATTGAAGGTAAAGACACAAAGAAGATCAACATAGCTACGGGCGTTAAGGGTGGCAGAGGCAACAAGTCCTCCTTCGCACGCGCCAGAGGTGCGGTAGCTTCCACAACCGTTATCCCAGACGTGACCGGCGCAGAGTGGACACAGGTCGGGTTTGATCCCGAACGACACAGCTACTTTTACAACCGCGCCAACCCCGCGATGCGTGTCACTAGGGGAACGGAAGCGGTGAGCATCGGCAATACGGTGTTCGTTCGCAACGCCGAGATGGACGATGCCTTCGATGCCGGTGTGGCATTTGCAGCTGATCCGAACATAGAGCCAACAGAGCCGCCAGCTAGAGCTGACACAAGTAAGGACAAGTGGGAGCCAGAAAAGGGAACTTGGATGTCAAGTCCCGAAGATGTTGGGGTGATTAAGAGCGTCAAAGGGATTATAGCTGCTGCAATGGAGAACACTTTTGATGACCAAACGGGTGCGGAGCATAAGTTTGGACGGGGAGAATTTATAGGCGAACGATACACAAGTTTTGAGGAATTTTACAACGGCGTTTTAGAAACGGCGGACGCTGGTCTGGAATCGGTAGTCGGAGACGAATATATTTTAGACAAAAACCGCGCCGCTTTTGATTGGCTACAAAAAGAAATAGCCAACCCGCATCCGCAAAACTGGGGAGAAAGCTGGCTAGAGTGGAACAAGAGGTTTCGAGAGAACCAGCAGCAGCCAGACTCTGGCGCAGCCTTCGCAGCTGATCCGAACGAAAAGAGGGGAGCAATAG